TACGCCATCTATTTGAACCAGCATTAGATCTAAAGTAAATACCATTAGTACCACCTTGCAGATAAAGCCAATTTGAGTGGCCTTGTATTTTTGTAGCCTCTCCAGTCCAGCTTCCATGCCCAAATCGAATATCACTACCAGCAGCAACACTTACCGCACCAGCACCACCGTTAAAGGTGATGTCACCGTCTGCTTGGTCAGCATTATCGGAACTTAATAAGTTGCCAGCATGAAAGCCATCCAACGTATCGGCATCTAATCCACTGCCAGAACCATCATTTCCAGCGTGCCATACGGTGTAATAGTTAGAACCGTCTGGGCTGAAATCAATTGCATCTTTAATTCTTAGATAAGAATCATCTTCAGTATTGCTTAGTGTCAAATAACCATTTGGATCCCATCCTATCCAAGCTTTGTTAGTAGTATTTTCTTGAAATCTAATATATGGGTTATTAACTCCAGAAAAGATCATTTTCTGAGCAGTAGAACCATCAAAGTTATAAGTAGCCCCACTTAAACTATCTGAAGCATCAGATCTTACAAAGCTTCCGCTATCAATAGAATCAAGAGTTGTTGCGTTGACGTTGGTTAAACTTGCACCTGATCCGCTAAATGTCCCTGCTGTTAATACATTTGTAGATGGATTATATGAAATCCCTGAATCCACTCCTAAAGTCTTTGCTGATCCATCGTTATCAGTAAAGATTGGATAATATGTAGCATTAGTACCAATTGCTGAAACATCTACCGTGTCAGCACTAGCAGCATTACCAGTTGTGTTTTGATTAAGTGTTGGGACTCTTGCTGCTGCAATCGTTCCAGAAGCAATATTTGATGCGTTTAATGCAGTTAAAGTTGAACCATCTCCAATAAATGTCTTGCCACTAGCAACTTGAATATGCTCTGAAGATGTCCAAGCATCTGTTGAATTAACCCAGTTCCATGTTTTATTTGTAGCTCCAAGTAAAGTTAAACCTCCTCCGTCTGCCGTAGCATCACTGGGACTTGATACTTTTCCAATTTCAATATTTTTATCTTCTACCTGAAGTGTGGTTGTGTCAATGGTGGTCGTTGTGCCGTTAACAGTAAGGTCGCCTGTTATTACTGCGTTACCCCCAATAGTTGCGTTATTTGTAACCGCTAAACTTGCAAGCGTTCCAACAGAGGTCAAACTTGATGCTGTTACTCCGCTAGCAAGAGTGTTTCCAGAAAGAGTTCCAGCAGCAGCCGTTACTGTTATTGCTGCTGTACCGTCAAAATCAACTCCATTAATTGCTCTTGCAGTTGCTAATGCTGTTGCAGTGGCAGCGTTACCAGTACAAGATCCTGACGAACCAGAAGCATTACCAGTTACGTTTCCAGTTAATGCACCAACAAAGCTTGTAGCAGTTAACGCACCAGTTCCAGAGTTGAAGGTTAATGAACTTGATCCTGCAAATGATCCAGAATTATTAAATTGAACTTGTGTATTTGATCCAGCAGCAGAAGTAACGACAGCTTGCCAAGAGCAAGTTCCGTCACCATCTTCTCTTAGGAATTTAGTTCCACCTGATTCACCTGTAGATAATATTGCTGTTCCTTCTGGTGTTGCATTAATTGTTTGCCAAGTATTGTCTCCTCTTAGGAATTTGGTACTTACAGAACTTCCTGATCCAAGTCTTGCAACATTGACAGTTCCAGAACTTAAATTTGACGCATTTAAAGCAGTTAAATTTGTTCCACTAGCAGCAGGAAGTGTTGAAGGAAATCTTGCGTCTGGAAGTGTGCCAGCGTTTAAATTTGAAGCTGATCCAGCAGTAAATCCTCCAGATGTTCCAGAACAATTACCAGTTACGTTCCCAGTTATATTCCCTGCAAAACTTGTACTGGTAAGTAGTCCAGTTGAAGGATTATAAGTTAAACCTGTGTCTGATTCTGCTCCTTGTGATCCTGTTGCCCCATCAGCAAATAATAAATAAACAGTTTCATCTGTTGAATTGTTAGCTGTAACAGTAAAGCTTGCTGCGTTACCTGTTGTGTCTTGATTTCCAGCAGCGTTAACGCCAGGAAGGTTTATGCTTGCTGATCCATCAAAAGCAACTCCGCCAATATTTACACTTGAAGCAAATTTTGTTGCTGTTGCAGCGTTACCAGAAGTATTTTGTGTTCCAGTAGCATTAACACCAGGAAGATCTATATTTGCCGTTCCATCAAAACTAACTCCGCCAATTGTTCTTGCAGTAGCTAAAGCTGTTGCAGTAGCAGCATTTCCAGTACATGAACCAGCAGATCCTGAAGCGTTTCCAGTGACATTTCCAGTGACATTACCAGTTATATCTCCTGTTACATCTCCAGTAATATCTCCTACAAAGGTTCCTGTAATTGTTCCGCCATTTGTAATATTCTGGTTTCCCATATTGAGAGCACCTGACATTGTGCCTCCAGCCAAAGGAAGCTTGGTTGCGTCAGTAGCAGAGTCAGCAGCCCACTCAAGAGTCGTAGCAGTCGATCCAGCCTTGAGCACTTGACCTGTTGTAGGTGCTGTTGCAGGAAGGGTATAAGTTATATCTGCCGACTGAGCTTGAGCTTTAAAACCTGAGAAATGTGCTCCGTCCGAATCGGCCTCACTTAGTCGTAATTCTTTTGCGTTATCAATTATCAAATTGCCAGTCATTGTGCCACCAGCTTTTGCCAAGGCATTTCCGGCTGTGGTGTTAGCGGTTGTAGCTAAATCAAAGGCAGATTTAACAGCGTTAGGTGTGGCTGCTGTTGTTGCACTTGTGCTTGAAGTTGAGTCTGTTAACTGAAGAACACCAACGGCACTTGTCGTTCCAGTAACAACTTTTGATCCTGTAATTTGAGCTGATCCAGAAATATCACCATCAACAATTACGCCACTGGCAATTGCTGTCAGGCCAGCATTATTTATGCTTATGTCTCCTGTGACTGCTACTGCTGTTGGTTCGTTAGAAGCATTACCAACAAGGATTTGAGCAGCAGTTAAATCAGCTAATTTTGTAAATGCAATTGCAGCATCAGCGTGTATATCTACGTTCTGGATCGTGCCATTAGCAAGCATCGTTCCAGTGACAGTCCCAGTATCTCCAGTTGTAATTACTGTTCCAGTTATATTTGGCAAAGTAATAACTTTGTCTGAAGTCGTTGGTGAAACAACTGTCAATGTTGTCTCAAAAGCATCATCACTTCCTGTTCCTTCAAAAACGAGACTTCCATTAACCCCAATTAATAATTCACCAGTAATCTCACCACCAGCTTTAGCGAGTTTTTCTGTTTCCAGCTCTTGCAACGCATCTTGCACGTTGGTCGAGCTGAGCTGACCATAAGGTGTAAAAGTGATATTGCTAGCTACCTGACCCGCCACGGTCTGCGATAAATCGATCTCATTCCATGATGATCCGGCACTATTTGTAACTCCAAGAATGTAATCAGGAGGAGAAAAAGCTACTACTGGAGCTGGAGCTGAAGGCGTTCCAGCAGTATCAACTACAACGTACACACCGTCAGTATTTGCACTTGGACTAGGTAAGTTACTTCCAACTGCTAAACCAGCCGCAATTCCACTTGTGGTCGTACTGACCATTTTTGATGTACTAGCGTTATACGTTCCACCAAAAACAAGACTTCCTTTTGTCAGTGTTGTTATTGCTTGCCAAGCGTTTCCGTCCCAGATGAACGCATCCTCAGAGACAGTATCAAAGAGGATTTGTCCTGAGAACTGAGCTGTTGGATAACCACTTTGAGCAATTGATTGGAATACTGCTGTTGATGAATTACTTAGTTTTGTACCATCGATAGAATCTGTTCCAATCCTTGCAGCATCTATGCTTCCACTTGTTATTTTACTAGCAGAAAGATTAGGAATTAACCCTGCTGTTAATGCTGTACCTGCTGTAATTACACCTTTATTATTAACAGTAACCGATTGATAAGTTCCAGCACTTACTCCACTCGTTGAAGTTGTGAGATTTCCCGATCCATCAACAGTTAAGCCACCTCCAGATGTAATTTGTACTGCGCCTTTAGCACTTGTAGTTGCTACTGGGAGATCTCCTGCTACTAAAGCCGTAGCAGCAGTTACTTGCCCACTATTTGAGAATGTGATACCTGAGACAGTTGCACCAGTTACGCTATTTGATAGAGATAAAACGCCTGATCCGTTAACACTTAAACCAGTTCCAACAGAAACGCCACCAACAGCACTAGAGGTAGCAACAGGTAAATCAGCCGCAGCAAGAGCTACCGTTCCAGTGATCAAGCCTTGGGCGTTATATGTAAATCCAGATCGTGTAGCAGCAGTAATAACATTATTAATTCCAAGATTTCCACTAGCTACATTTAATGAACGATCAAGATTAGAAGTATTTAATTTTGCTGGTGTAATAGTTGCGTCCCTTATCTTCGTTGCACCGTCTAATCCTGTAGTGGCAGAAGTCGAAGTCTCAACCTTATCATTTGTAATTGCTCCATTTTGGACAGCTCCAGTATCAACAGCGTCATTCGCAAGCTCTGAAGATGTTACAGAGTTTGCTGCTAATTGAGTTGAAGTTACACTTCCTGAAACTAATTTAGTAGCTGCAATATTTCCGGCTAATTGTGCATTAGTAATGGTTCCAACTAATGCTGAAGTAGGATAATTTGTTGCATCACTTAAATTAAAAGCTGGTGTAGTATCAGAACTTCCAAGTGCTACTGTTACTCCTCCAAAGTTAACATTAGACCCTGTAAGCTTAGATACATCAATTGATCCCGCTAATTGTGCATTAGTTATTGTGCCAACTAAATTTGTAGTTTTATATCCAGTAGCGTCTGTTAAGTCAAAAGCAGGAGTATTATCAGAACCTCCAAGTCCTACTGTTACACCTCCAAAACTTACAGAAGAATTTGTTAATTTAGTATTAGCAATTGATCCTGCTAATTGTGCATTAGTAATAGTTCCAACAAGGGAAGAGGTTGGGTAATGAGTAGCGTCTGAAAGATTTAAAGCTGGTGTAGCATCTGTTCCTCCAAGTGCTATCGAAACTCCTCCTAGAGAAATAGCTGTCGATCCAGCAAGTTTAGAAACGTCTATAGAACCTGCTAACTGTGCATTAGTAATAGTTCCTACTAATGCGGATGTTGGATAACCTGTTGCGTCAGAAAGGTTAAAAGCAGGAGTAGCATCTGTACCTCCTAAAGCAACAGAAACACCACCAAGGGAAACAGACGAATTAGCTAATTTTGAATTTGCAATTGAACCTGCCAATTGCGTATTAGTAATTGTCCCAACGAGAGAAGATGTTGGATAACCTGTTGCATCAGTTAGGTTGAAGGCAGGAGTAGCATCTGTGCCTCCAAGTGTTATTGAAACTCCGCCAAGAGAAATACTAGAAGCAACTAGCTTTGAATTAGCAATAGAACCTGCTAATTGAGCATTAGTTATTGTCCCGACAAGATTTGTAGTTTTATATCCAGTTGCATCGGTAAGGTCAAAAGCTGGTGTAGCGTCCGTTCCGCCAAGTGCTAATGAAATACCTCCAAATGAGACAGTGGAATTAGCAAGTTTATTATTAGCTATTGACCCTGCTAACTGAGCATTACTTATCGTTCCACTTAAGTTTGCTGTTGTATATCCAGTAGCGTCCGTAAGATTAAAAGCAGGAGTAGCGTCTGTTCCTCCAAGAGCTATGGATATGCCACCTAGAGAAATAGTTGAATGTTCTAACTTTGCATTTGTAACTGCATCATCTTGGATTGCTGCCGTTGCAACTTGATTTGCTGTTAAAGCTGCAATTTTGGCTGAAGGGATAGAGCCTGTATCAATTAACGCAACACCAGCTTCAATTAAATCTTTAACTGTTACTTTTTTTGTTTCAGACGCACTGACATCTGCAATAGCAAGTGGGTCGTTTGCCGCTACACCTGCTTCCGCTAACGCTGGCAGATTACTAATCTCAAGATCAGGCATTTCCCTTAACTAAGAACCAATGTATATATATTACGGCTGATCGAGCAATATGGGACTTTGATCTTCTTGAAGAATTTTATCTTCACTCTCCTGTAACAGGTATCCACCATCTCCTCCTGTATTTAAAGTAATAACTCCATTAGTAATAAATTCAATTCTTGTCGTTATTTCTTGGGTTGCAGAAACCGATACAGCAACATTTGTTACGACACAATTTGATTCGTACCAAATAGTATTAATAGCATTTGTTGGATCTTTATAAAGGTAAAAACGACCATCAAAATCTGCTCCCTGTTGAAGACGAATAACTAACTGAGCTAGATAAAAAGGAAATTCTGGATTTACAGGAGTATGAGATATAGGATCAGCAAGTTTGCCACTATGTTCCCACAAACAAGATAAAGTACCTTGTCCACTAATTAATCCAGCTTCATATTGTTTTTTAAACTCTTCTCCTAAAGGAGTTAAATCAATTTGATCTCTGCTAGTCGTAATTTCAAAATCTTGAACTCTTGCTACATGTCTAAACCTAGAATTAATTGTTTCTATCGTTATGTCTTTAGCTGAACTAGGAGTTACAAGCGTTAAAGCATCAGCTTTTTCACCTCTAATAGCCCTAGCAAAAGTTGAAAAAAGCCTTATCCCTCCCATCTTATCTATATGTAGATACCAACTTCCGTCTTCATAGTTATGTCCATTAACAAGTTCTAATGTGCTTTTATCAACAGTTGCAATTGTTACACGATCTCCAGTAATTAACGACCCAGAAGATCTATCAACTGAAAATCTTTTTTCATTTGTATTTATATCATGTGGATCTAGCGTTGTCCGAAAGAGATTTGAACTGTCTCTTCGTATCTCTACATCACCATGTTGTCCAAAATAGACAGCCACAATTAAGTATTAATAGTATTAACAGTTGGAGCACCATCAACTTCAAAACTAAAATCAACAGAAGAAATTTCTCCTACAGCACTACTTAATCCAACTGAAGTTATATAAGCATCGACTTTAAGATCTCTTGCGTTTGTTGATGAACCTGCTGTCTCTTCCATCCTAAGAACTAAAGTGACTTTGCTTGATTCAGTTCCACTATCTTCTAAAGCTGCTTCTAATAACTTAGTTACGTTTGGAGCTGAAGTAGCAGTGCTTGTGTAGTAATAAGCTCTTGCACTACCCGAATAACTTCTAACTCCAGGTTTAATAGTTCTATCAGTATCACCCATTGCAGTGATCTCAAGGATAGACATCGACTGAGAAAAACTCCAATTCTGTAGTTGGCTTACCTCAACGTCGTCTACGAGTAAGGCTCCATCCTTACCACTGAAATACTTCGCCACAGCCCTAAATTAAAAACATTGCGTTTATTCTACGGTGAATCGAGACAAGCGACAAAAGAACAGCTTACATTGCTCAAACCTTTAAAGGTACTTGTAACAGAAGGAGGGCTAGCGTAACGCCACTTCAAACCTAATCTTGTCTTGCCTGTACCAGCATCATCATGTATTTCTTTTCTTAAAAAATACCCTGAACCAACTCCTTCTATTCCTGCTGAACCGTTGGCATCTGTAAACTTAACGTAGCCATAGACAGACATAACATCATCATAATTATCTAAAATCAAACCAACTTGACCATCAGTAATATTGCTAAAACCTAAATTCAATGTTGCATTAACTCGTTTGTTTCCATAACGCAAATGTGTCTTTGTACCATCTAATGATTCAAAATTTGTACTTGGATATGTCCCAGGATTAAAACTCCTAGAGCTTGGTTTGATTGAAGGAAATGGTTGTGCTGTTGTCATTGATCGTCACTAATATTGAAATTTGTAATGTCTCCATTTAAACCCCAATATTGCATAACGGAAAGTTGTCCATTGGTTTCAGTAGGAGCATAGCTACCAGCCACTTCAATTAATCCATCCTCACCATAAGAAATACTTTCACATTTATAAACCTTATTTTCTGTTGTTGTATTTTTAACAGTAAATAAAACACCGTTAGGAGCCTGAGAAAGTGTTGATGATTTAACTCCTACAGTCCCA